GCCTCCCAGCCGGGTAGGACGTCTGAAGTCTTTGAACCTGCAGTGCAGGGCGGCCTTGACATGGCTCCGAAGCTACAGTTCGGGGGAGGTCGCCAGTGGGGCTACGTTGTTGATGAGGTAGGCAACCGTATCAAGACCTCTGAGAAGGTGTTGGAGGTTGACTCTGTAGAGGACATAGCCACGTACAGTCGAGGTGTTCGCGCTGGGCGCAGCATCATTGACCCTAGTGCAAAAGCTGTGTACCTGCCGGACGACGACAAAGTATTCATCGTGAAGCAGAACCTGAAGCCGGGCGACGATCTGAAGGGTATCCTGCTGCATGAGGTAGGCGTCCACATGAACCTTGAGCGCGTACTTGGCACCGAGCAGTTCTTGCGCTTGCTGGACGACTTCGAGAATGCGGCTAAGGCCGGCGACAAGGCTGCAGTGCAGGCGTACAAGCGGGTGCCTAAAGACACTCCGAACCATCTGGTGCGAGAGGAGGCTCTAGGGTACTTCGTAGAAGCAAACCACCGAAACCTGAACAACACTGTAACTAAGCGGTTGGTGACAGCTGTCCGCCAGTTCCTGCGAAAGCTGGGCCTGACTTTGAAGTACACCCACGACGACATCGTGGGCTTGGTGCGCAAAGCGGCTGCCAAGCGTAATCTAAGCACTGACACTACTTTCCCGTACGTGTGGCACGGCTCCCCTGTCAAGGGTATTGACGAACTTGATCTGGCCTATGTCGGCTCTGGCGAGGGCGGCAGCATGTTTGGTTACGGGCACTACGTCACGTCCGAGAAGGGCACCGCGCTGGACTACCGCAATAAGGAGGCAGTGCGTCGTGGCATTGCCCCCGAAGATGGTGGCCTGTACCGCTTGAAGGTAAAGGTGTCGCCAGATGAGCTGCTGAACTGGGACTCTGCTGCCCAGTCAGGCAAGGTAGCTGCTGCCCTGAAGCGGTTGGGCATTAGCGGCACCGGGGAGCAGGTGTATCGCCAACTGGAAAAGCAGCTGGGCAGTGAGAAGGCAGCCTCTGAATTCCTTCTGGGCAACGGGGTACAAGGCATCAAGTACGCCACTGGACGTACCCGCTACACGGGCGGGCAGAACAGCAACTACGTCCTGTTCTCTAATAACGCGCTGGAAATGGCTGTGCGGTACAGTAAACCTGCAGCACCCGAGTCCGTAGAAGCTGCTGTAACCGCCCTAGCCAAAGACCCCAAGCTGGAACAGCTAGTGGGCAAGAAGTCTAGCTGGAGCTGGCACAAGAGCATGCAAAAGTACTCAAGCAAAGCGGCAGACCTGCTACTGCAGGACCCGCTTGACTTGACGAAGAACTCCGCTTCGGCGGAGAAAGACGTTACCCGCCGTATGTGGACTCGGAACCAGAAGCAGTTCGAGGACGCGTTCCTAGAAGCGATGAAAGACCGGGGCATGGGCGTCACCCAGCGTATCTTCCAGTGGGGCAAGGGCCGTGAAGTGCGGAACCAGCTGCAGCGGGAGATTGCACAGGAGCTGGCTGCCCGTGCGGACGCACAGCGTAATGGCCTGCAGTACCGTGGCGCTGACGAAGCTGTAGCCAAGCTGGCCGACCTGCACGACAAGTTCATGCAAGGCGCCTTGCGTGACGCCAAGGCAGCCGGTGTCACAGGCGCTGACAAGATTGAGGGTTCGCCGGGGTACTTCAGCCGCCGCTGGGACTTCACGAAGTTCGAGGACGTGATGCGAAAGTTCCCCGACACTGAGCAGGGTAAGCAAGCTCTGCACACCCTACTGGAGCGCGGAGTTAAGCGGGCCAACCCGGACTGGGACGACAGCCTTGTGAAGTCGGTAAGTACTGCCCTGTTCGAGCGTGCCCGTGCTAAGTCGTACTACGAGGATGCCGGGTACGTGGGCCACATGGGCGTGGAAGCTGTGATCGAAGTGCGGAACATGCTGGACCGCCTGAACATTCCGTTCAAGGACCGGGAGCGCGTGCTGGAATTCATGGTGGGCAAGGTGGACGAGGCAGGCAAGCCTACCGCGTTCAAGAGCCGTATCGCCGTGGACTCCAGCGTGAAGATGACCCTGCCCGACGGCTCGGAAATCAGCTATCTGGACCTGATCGACAACGACATCCCGACCCTGCTGGACCGTTACGCGGACAACATGGCGGGCCGTGTAGGGCTGGCTAAGGTGGGGCTGGGCAACGCCTCTGACCTTGACAAGCTCAAGCTGGAGGGCATGGCGGGTATCCCGGAGCAGGCTGGGCGGGACGAGTTCAACGTGCTGTACGACGACGCCGTGAAGATGTTGCTGGGCTATCCGGTTGGCGAGAACATGCACAGCTTCATGCGCAGCGCAGCAGCCCTTACCCAGATGGTCGGCCTGAGCTGGTCCGGCCTGTACCAGATCATGGAAATGGCGGTGCCTATGGCGAAGTACGGCTTCCTCAAGACGTGGAAGCACATGCTGGCTGAAATGCCGGGAGCGGCTGCTTTTGTGGACGGCCTGAAGGCTAACAAGGCCGATCAAGACTCGTTGTACAATATCTTGTCTGGGCTAGCCAGCCAAGACATTCGACTGCGTCCAGTGCTGCAACGTTTCGAGGACAACTTTGAAATGAGCATCGGGGACAGCGTACAGACCACACTGCAGCAAGGCCGCCAGCTGGTGCCCTTTGTGAACGGCATGGCGTACGTACACCACTTTGCAGCCAAGGTGACTGCGGGCCTGATCGTGGACACGCTTCAACGTGCCGCCAAGGGCGATGCTAAAGCTGCTGAAACTTTAAGCAGATACGGGCTGGATTTAACCCTGCACCCTATGGTAACACAAGATATTGCGAAGCACGGGTTCAGTACTACTAAGTGGTCCGACGAGACTATGGCAGCAGTGCTGGGGCCTACCGTCAAGATGATGGACGAAGCTGTGCTGCGCACCCGGCTGGGCGAGCTGCCGCACTTTGCGGTAGCCAGCAATCTTGGCAAGTTCCTGACCACCTTCCGTAGCTTCATCCTCGGAGCGCACAACAAGCTCATGTCCAACACACTAGTCCAAGACGGGTGGGCTGGTCTGGGCCTGCTAGTGCTGCACCAGCTGCCTGCAGCAATGCTGACTGCCAAAGTGCAATCTCTGCTACAAGGCAAGGAGCTGGAGGACGAGGCACTGGTACAGAAGGCCATTGCCCAAGTGGGCGCGTTCGGTCTGTTCTCTGAGCTGGTTGGCATTGCCACTGGTCAGCGGAATGAAGTAGGCGTGCCGGGTATGATTGGCCTCGACCGTGTAGTCGGTCTAGGCGGTTCGGTGCTGCAGGGTGATGCAGATGCCAAGAAGTTCTTGAACGCTACGCCCGTGATCGCAGTATCACCAATTGTTAAAGCCCTACAAGGGCTAGAGGAGTAAGAATGAGCAATAGCGTACAGACCGTCGTCTCGGACGGCAGCCTGACGCTGCTCGACATTAGCTTCAGCTACTTCGACCGTGCGCATGTACATGTGTACTTCGATAATGTCGAGCAGACGTTGGGCACTACGTGGTCTTGGGTAGGTGCAACTGACAAGAAGATTCAGTTCAGCCCTGCTGTGGCAGACAACATCGTGGTCAAGGTCCAGCGCGTCACGCCGCTGGAGACCCCGCGCCACGTGTACAGTTCACCGGGCAATGCCCCGTTCAACAAGTCTACAGTGGACGATAACTTCCGCCAAACCCTGTATGCTGCGCAGGAGGCCCAAGAGGGCGCAAGCCTTGCGCAGTTGCAGCAGGACTTGGATGCGCAGGGCAACAAGATCACTGATCTGGGCGACGCACTACTGGATGGCGACGCAGTGAACTTGAAGGTACTCAGGGAGTACTTGCCGTACGGCCCCGCTGCCACGAGCTTGCATTCTCGTATTACTGCTGAAGAAGATCATACTGTGGCGCTGGCGGGCCAGTACGGCAGTGCGCTAGTCGGCGCTGCAACATATGCCCAGCTTCGCGCATACACTGGCGACGCCACGCGCATTCAGATCGGCGGTAGAAGCAACTACTTTGACGGCGCTGGCGGTATTTTTGTTCGCACTGGAATCGCGGCAGACAATGACGGGACGGTGCTGGTTGACGCGCTTGGCCGCAGCTGGGTGCGCCAATTCACAGGGGCAACACAGGCGATCTGGTTTGGTGTAGTGGCAGATTGGAATGAATCTACTGGCACAGATGTAACAGCAAGAATTCAAGCGGCTATTAATTCGTTTGGTGTAAATCGAGGCGTTCTTGACCTACCAGCGGGAGCTATCAGGGCGGATTCGGCAAGAATTGATTTCAAGAGAGTGACTATCCACGGCGTGGCTCTCACACAAAGTGGCGCTCAAATGGGTACCGAGCTGTATGTCGGTTCCATCGGCGGCCTGTACACCACAATTGAAGATAACCAAGGCCCGCGACACGAAAACCTTCGCATTACCTCGTCTGTAACAATGACTGCCAATGGCCAGACCCTTCTTGATTTGACCGGTATCAACTACCCGCGACTGGATAATATTGTCCTTTATGGTGGTCAAAAAGGTCTGAAATTGAGCGGCGGTGTTTCTGTTGAATCTCACTACGGAACCTTCACAAACGTAAGCGCCTCCCGTTGCTACACTGGTATTTCTGTTGAGGGCGGAAGCCGCACCCAGACGCATAGCTTTTTTGGCGGGCGCATGTGGGATTGCGTAGAAGGTTACGCCAATGAGGGAACCGGCACATCAGACATTAACTTCTACGGCACGGCATTTGAAAGTGACCAAGCAATTCGGCATGCCCCGACGGCTAGAGCGGCACAAACAAAGCTGTTTTCGTGCCGAAACGAATCGAACGTCGCCCCAGAAATTCCAGCCGGCCAGTTTACTGAGGTTGGAACCTACTGGTCTGGAAATCGGCGTGCAGAAACTCTGTCAATATCATCTGGTACGCTAGTTGAATCGAATACTCAAATTCGAAATGTGGCAGTGAATAATTCTGTTGAGTTTGCGGCTGAGAATATTCTGCCAAACTCGGTATTCAGCTACGACCCTTCCGCTTCTCGTACTTCTGGTGCAAATATTCCCGGCTGGTCGCAGTTTGGTGCTACGCATTTTGATACAGGGAAGGCCACGGAAGGCAACTACATCCGACTAGAGCGCCAAGCGGCCTCCGGCACAATCGGTATGACTTCTAGAAAAATACCTCTCAAAAAGGGGCGGTACGTTTTTTCTTGCGGGTGGCGGAAGGCTGGGTACGGTTCTGGCGGCGTGGTGAGCATTGATTTTCTGCGTGCCGGTGTGTCTTTTGGCGTTGCGGGGACATACGCCGATATTGCTTTCCCTCAGACATACAGCGCGTCCGAGCTTGCCGTCTATGTGGAAATCTTGCAAGACATTGATGATTTCCAATTTAGAATTCAATGCGCCGCGTCTACAAACAGTCGATACTTCTATGTGTTTCAGCCGCAGCTTATTGTGGGGCAGCGTTCTGTCGTAGGGGTTCCTAATAATCGCGGTGTAATTGTGATGTGGGGCGCGGCTGCGCCAACTTCTGGAACTTGGGAGAGAGGTGATATTGTCTACAACACTGCGCCTGCGGCAGGTGGCGTTATTGGCTGGGTATGTGTTTTGGGTGGCAACCCAGGCACTTGGAAAACATTCGGAGCAATTTCCGCATGACACAGCAACGCAGACTCAGGTACGTGGAAGAGCTTCGGAGCTGTTGACGCCTGATGTCTACCATCAAATAGGTTAATTTGGTATATGAAAGCATCAGCTTCTCTCTTAGAGGAGCTGCATCGCTTGGTCGCAGAGAACCTTATTGGACGACTCAAGAAGGATGCAGAGGATGAAATGTTCACGGACGCTGCCACTATTGGCGCTATTACGAAGTTCTTGAAGGACAACAACATCACTGCGGACCCGGCTGACAAGTCCGATCTGGAGAATCTGCGAGACAAGCTGAAGCAGCAATCCCAAGCCCGTAGACTGGGCAAAGTAATTCAAATGGCAGACAGAGACGCTAAGGAGGCTTAATGGACATCGAAACGCGGTTTGCCTACGCACTTGAGGTAGCCGAGTACTACCCTGAGTACTCGGCTTTCGCAGCAGATGGCATGGCCTTTCTCGGCTTCCCTTTAACCGATATGCAGGCAGATATTGCAGAGTTTATGCAGTACGGCCCGCGCCTGCGGATGGTGATGGCGCAGCGGGGTGAGGCTAAGACCACACTGGCTGCGCTGTACGCCGTCTGGCGCATTATTCATCGACCAAGTACACGGGTCCTTATCGTGTCAGCTGGCGAGCAGAACTCTAACGATACCGCCACGCTTATTGTGCGGCTCATCATGACTTGGGAAATTCTGGAGTACCTGCGCCCTGACCGGACTGCAGGCGACCGGACCAGTACCATGTCATTTGACGTGCATTACTCGCTGAAGGGCCTCGACCGAAGCCCCAGCATCGCGTGTGCCGGTATCACATCCAACCTGCCGGGCCGACGCGCCGACCTGCTGATTCCTGATGACGTGGAATCCAACAAGAACGGTGCTACTGTACTCCAGCGCCAGCAGCTCCTGCAGCTGACCAAAGAGTTCGGTAGTATCAACACACACGGCGACATCCTGTATCTGGGCACCCCACAGTCCAAGGACAGTATCTATAACACTCTACCGGGCCGGGGTTTCTGCGTACGCATTTGGCCGGGTCGGTTCCCAACGCCAGAGGAGGCAGAACGCTATGGCGACAAGCTGGCCCCATTCCTTGCGGACCGCATTCTTGCGGACCCCTCCCTCCAAATCGGAGGTGGCCTCGACGGCCTCAGAGGCAAGCCCGCAGACCCGCAGCGGTACAACGAAGAAGCCCTCCAAGAGAAAGAGCTAGACAAGGGTCCAGAGGACTTCCAGCTACAGTACATGCTGGATACTACCCTGTCTGATGCTGCCCGTCAACAGCTGCGGCTGTCTGACTTCTTGGTAGCTAACTTCGACAGCGACCGCGTGCCGGAGATTGTGGTGCATCAAGCTGCGCCGAAGTACGAGGTGGCTCTGCCGCCAGACTTCCCGGTGCCGCTAGTGAAGATGTACCACCCCATCCCGCTGGACAACGTGAACTGGGTGTCTTGGAAAGACGCCTTCATGTACATTGACCCGGCAGGCGGTGGCGCGGATGAGCTGGCCTATGGTGTAAGCGTCGCTATCGGCCCGTACATCCACGTCCTAGACGTGGGTGGCCTGCGGGGCGGTATCAGCGAGGAGAACATAGACAAGCTCGCCAAGGTCATCCGGGAGCTGAGGGTTACGACTATCAAGTGTGAGTCCAACATGGGCCACGGGCTGTTCGAGATTAACCTCCGAGCAGAGCTTGAGAAGCGGGGCTTGAAGCACGTCGGCGTGACTGGAGAGTACAGCACGGGCCAGAAGGAGAAGCGCATCATCGACTCTCTGGTAGCTGCTCTGCAACGCCACCGGGTGGTACTGCACAAGCGAGTGTTCCAGTCGGACATCGAGTGCAACAAGCAGCACAGCCGCGATAAGTGGGGCTTGTACAGCTTGTTCAGCCAGATCAACAACATCACCACCGACCGGAACAGCCTTGCGCATGACGACCGTATCGAGGTCCTTGCCGGTTGCGTTCGCCACTGGAAAGGTGTTCTTGCGCTGGATGAACACAAGGCTGCTGCCGCCCGCGCCAAACAAGAGGCGCAGGAGTTCCTGAAGAACCCTATGGGATACATGCACAACCAAGGCACGTCAGCTAAAGGCTCGCGTGCTATTGCACACAGACGGAGACGTTAGATGAATCAAGGCACCGATACTGGACTGCTGGACCTGTACCGACGTGTCGGTGCCCTAGAGGAGTCCGACCGCAGCAACAAGGTTGCGCTGTCCCAACTGGGCCGCAGTGTACGGCACATTGAGCAGGCGCAGATCAAGCAAGCTGCGGCTGTGGAGGAAATCAATTCTAAACTTGCTTTCGTTGACAAACTGGAGGACTTTCTTATGAAAGCTGATGCTGTTGCAACCTTTGCCGCTAAGGTCGGCAAGTACGCCGCCACTATTGCCAAAGTGGCTGGTGTAGTGGCTCTGTTGGCCACTGCGTACGCTACCGGTGGCCTTGACGCTGTGCTAGGTGTAGCTGGTCAAGCCATGGATCTGCTGGGTGGTTAACATGAAGGTATCCAAGAAGTGCCTTGAGTTCATCAAGGCCCGCGAGGGGTGCCGCCTGACCGCGTATGTGTGCCCTGCTGGCGTCCTGACGGTGGGCTACGGCCATACTGGCCCAGACGTCAAGAAGGGCCTGAAGATCACGGTAGAGCAGGCAGAAGCCCTGCTGCTGGCCGATCTGGTAGTGTTCGAGAAGGGCGTGCTGCGCCTGCTGGGCAGCGTGCCTACGCAGGGCCAGTTC